TTAGCCAAAGTAGTTCAGAAACACAATAAGTCAAAGCTCCTCTATATCAAAATCCTTACCATACTCTTTAATCAGGGAACTCCCTTCGTCTATTCCTACTCCAGAAAAGACAGAAAGTATGGATTATATCAAGTAGAAGAAACTAGCTTGCAGGACCAAACCGCTTATAATCATGAATGTCCGATTTGCGGTTATCAATACGGTGAAGGTGCTCCTGAATCCGTATCAATGGTGTGTGCTTCTTGTCAACAGCAGATAAATACTGAAGTTTCTCCTATAACAACAAAAGTTTCTGTTCCTATTCAAGTAGATAAAGAGAAATCTCGAGTTAGTATTGACCCATTTGGTGTCTTAAACGTAAAAGTCCCATACTCTGCTAGAGCACAAGAGCATTGTGGCTTCCTAATCCTCAAGTTTGACCAGCCAATCTCTTTACTTCGCTCAATTTTCTGTATTCCTGGACCTAATGGTGAAGAACCTTTAGTAGAAAATATAGAATCTTCTACTGCTGATACAGCAACTGACACTACTATTCGCTATCCTTCTGTATATCTCAATAATCAACCACAAAATACCGCAGTTGTTAAGTGTGCTTGGTATAGACCTTGGCAATTAGAGCTAATGTGTGGTAAAGATTCCACCAACCGCGAAATAGTGGATGCAATTAACAAAGCTCATCCAACCGGATGCTATGTAATCTATATAAACACCGAAGCGGTTGAAATTATATCAGAGGATTTAGATGAGCACTGGACTATTGGTATTGACCCTCGTTCTTCTTCTATACATGCTGAGCCACTCGGAACGAATCTAGCAATGATTCAAGACATCAATGCAGAAATTGATGAACTTGAATTACAGACGATGGAACATGGCATTTCTGAATTATTTATAGCTTCTGACGCTATTGATTTCAATAAGTATGGCGATGCACAAGCCAAACCTGGCAATGTTACACAAGCATTTAAGGAAGTTGGACGAGGAATCGGCGAAAACTTCTTTGAAACTAAAGCTGCGAATCTTTCTCCAGAGGTTGTCGGTCTTAACGCAAAATATAAGAATCTTGCTGAGTTTGTTACTGGAGATTTTCCTACTGTTTATGGAGGCTCTGTTCCTGGTTCTTCAACGGCCACCGAATACACGAAATCGCAAAACCAGGCGCTTCAAAGATTAGGAACAATAGCAACAATCGCATCTTTCTTATGGGCAGATATTATTGACAAGGCAGTAAATGAACATGCTAAGAATTTAGAATATGATGAGAAGTTAGTAGAAAAAGGTTCCGGTGGATTTACCACTACTACTGTAGACCACATGGCTTTAGGTCGCGGAGAAGTAGGTAAGTGTGAACCAGAGTTCTCTGAACAGTTACCAATGACACCCGGCCAGATTAAGGATACATTATTCCAATTGGTTGAATCGAAAGACCCAATGATAATGTCCTTAATCTCCCACCCGCAAAACAACGAACTGGTTAAGAAAGCTCTTGCTATTCCTGAACTATATATTCCTGGTATCAATGACAGAACTAAACAGTATCGAGAGATTGCCCGCTTAATAGAAGCTGAACCAGTCCCATCGCCTAACTCTCCAATAGGATTTGAATCTTCTATTCCACCCGAGGAGTTCGATGACCATAGAGTAGAAATGGAAGTTTGTAAGGTATGGTTAAACAGCTCCAAGGGTCAAAAGGTTAAGTTTGAAAATCCAGCAGGTTATCAAAATGTTGTGATGCATTGGAAAGCCCATCAGTTAATGCAAATGATGGTAACGCAAACACCCAATGAGTCACCAGAAGGTCAAGAGCCAGATTCGGCTTCAACAAGAGTAGGTGGATAATGTTTATCAAGTTCATTAAAGTATTAAATGCTCCTGAAGGAACTCCTGCCGGTGGTGGAAATGAACCCGTTGGAGATGTTTCTAATCCTGAAGGAATGACCGATAAGGACATCTTAAATCAAGGAGATGACGATGGGGATGATGAAGGCGATAATGAATCGGTTTCCGACGACGACGAGTCAGATGGCGAAGAATCAGATGACGGAGAAACCGAAGAAGATGCCGACGATGAAGAAAGCGACGATGACGACTCCGAGGAAGAAGATAGCTCTACCGACGAGGAATCTGATGGGTCTGGGGACTCCTCTGACTTAGATGCTTCTGATTTAGCAAAGAATGTTAAGAAGCTAGCACCTGAGCTTTTTAAGAAGATTCCTGGCTTAAGAGAAGCATTAGAGCGAGACAAAGCATTTGGGGAAGTTTTCTCTACTGTTGAAGAAGCTAAAGATGCTCATAAGAACAGTGGCTTCCTTTCTGCTATGTATAATGATATTGCTTCTGGAGATGTAGATAGAACTGCTAATTTCATTAAGGCAGTTAAGAATACTAGTGCAGAAGCATTTGAAGATTTCTCTCATACTATTCTTGAATCTATTGGTAAGGTAGACCCACAGTTATATGGCGAAGTAATGCTTAAGCCCATGAAGCGGGCTATTATGGCTATGTATTCTGATGCCTTAAAATCAGGTAACAGAAACTTAGCTGCTGTTGCTATTCATGCTCATAATTACTGGTTCGATACCCAGGATATTAAGGCTCCTTTAGAGGAGAGAAAGAAAGCTACTAAGACTAAGGAGCAGGAAGCTTGGGAGAAGGAGAAACAGGAATACGAAGGAACTAAAGCTCAAGAGTTCCGGGGCGGCATTACAGAGGTAGTTAATCATTCCATGAAGCTCTCTATTACTAAGGAGCTTGATGGAATTAAAATGGATGATTACCAGAAAAGGAATATCATCCGTGACATCTTTGCTGGAGTTGATGAAGTTCTTGGAACAGACAAACGCTATTTAGGTGGAATACAGAGTTTGTTTGACCAGGCTAAATCCTCCAAGTATTCACCAGATTGGAAGTCGCGTATTGTTAAAGCTTATCTCCAGCGAGCTAGACAAGCACTTCCAGCGATTCGTAATAAGGTTTTGAAAGAAGCTGGAATTAAAGTCAAAGACAGTCAAAAGTCTGAGCCACGCCGATTAGTTCCTGCTGGATTGGGTGGCAATAAAGGTGAAGATAAGATTGATTTCAGCAGAGTTGACCGTTCCAGAACTACAGATATGGACATTCTGAACGGCAAACCCAAATACATTAAGTAGTCTATTCGGACTACAAGGAATAAACAATGGCTGTTGGCGGCACACAACTTCTTTCCGTAGAGATGGAGAAAGTTCGTAAGAAGCTCTCCATGCTTTACGAGTTAGAGTCAGCTAAGTTCTTTTCCACGGTCGAGAAGAAAGACGTGGAAGTCATTTCCGAAAGGGATATGAGAATCCCATTAGCTATCGGACCTGGTGGCTATTTCGGATACTGGAACCCTGATGGCGGAGATTTAGGTATCGGTGATGGACAGACTTACGACAAGGCTGTTATCAACACCGTTAACTTCAAGCACGCTATTCAGTGGAACACAAAAGCTCAGTGGGGAACTGATGATTCTCGAAAGAGTGTTATCAATCTCTTCAAAGAGTTAATGGCAAAGGCAATGCCTGAGTTCCGTCGTCAGACTGAATCTCAGTGCATGACAGCAGGTAATGGAGTTCTTGGAACCATTACTTCTTTGTCTACTACTACCCTTGCTAATGACACTTTCACTATGACCACCGATGGTTATGGTGTAAAGCTCCTTCGCAAAGGTCAGCGGATTCTTGTGTATGATTCTGCATTGGCAGCAACCAAGACTCCCACTCCAGTCAAAATCATTGCTTACGACTTGGTAAACAAGCGTATTACAGTGGATGCGACTGTTGCTGCTGTTGCTCCTGGTGATGTGATTCTTCCTGAAGGATTAGCTGGTGCAACACCAGTTGGTCTTTTTGGTGTTCCATATCACGTTCAGAATAGCACAGTAGGTAATTGGTTAGGATTGCCACGAGCAACAACGCCAGAAGTTCAGGCTAATCGTGTCAATGCTGCCTCTGCTGCTTTAGCTCCTGCTTTCGCCCGTAGAGCTATCAATGCTATTGGCGATAGATTGGGAATGGATAACAAGACTCCACTTACAGCTTGGATGCACCCCTGTCAGGTTCAGGCATACGAAGCTTTAGGTCAGCTTGTTTCCGTTATCAATAAGGAAGCTTCTGAACAAGGTCTCAATTTGTTCTTCTCTGAGAACATGAGACTTGCCGGCGCACCAATCAAGCCAAACTTTGTCTGGAATAAGACAAGGATTGACTTTCTGACCAATGACCATTGGGGTCGGGCAGAATTAACGCCTATCGACTATTACACGGTAGAAGGCCGTAAGATATTCGAGATGCGTGGAACTAGTGGTGGAGTAGCTGCAAGCCAGATTTTCTACATCGTTGCTTCGTGGAATCTGTTTTGCGATTGTCCGCCAGCACAGGCTTACATCGACAACCTTCAAGTCCCAACAGGCTACTAAGGTTCATCGACTGTAAGTAGGAAAGGGGGGCTAGAGGTGAATCGCCTTACTTCTAGTCCCCCAATCCGACAAGTAATTATATGGCATTAGATAAGACTATAAACGAAAGATTGATTAAGTTATATGGCAAAGAACCTTTAACCGGGTTAGCCAAGTATAGAGTAGTTTGGTCTGAATTACAGACTGAAAAGAGATACGGTTCCTACGACGTATTAACACAAGAAACTGGTATCTGGCTAGGAAGAAAACAAGGTTTAGTTGAGATTAAGAAATACTGGTATCTTGCTAAACCATGCTGGCTCCTTGAAAGAGTTGAGCCTAATAAGAATAGAAAAGACTTGTTTCACGACAAGCACACTTACGAACCGATTTTAACTTTTCTAGACAAAGATAACAACCGTCTAGACCTTAACTGGAGAGCAATAGAGTTTCTTCTTCATCAATTAGAACATGTGGAGAAAAAGTTTCTTAACGAAGAAGACCATCGACAGATTGAAGAAAAGAAGATGGATAAGGAATCAGAGAAAGTTTACGGCATTCTTGATGCACCAGAGTCAACAAAGCCATTACCTACGTTTGAAAAGTCAACGCTATTGGGGTGAACAATGACAGGACCTGTTTCAACAATTCTATCAATCTGTCCTTTTGAGACAGTAGAGATTAAGCCAATCAATGCGGGATACTTCAAAATCCCCGCGGCGGAAAAAGATAACTTTATTCTCATGGAGATTAGAGAATCATCCTATATTCAACGCCTTCCTGCTACGGACCATAATATTGTTATTCCGGTTGCTTCTCATCATATTGCTAA